GAGCCCTTCACTAAGTCAGATGTGCGAGCATTTATGACTCTCCCAGCTTTCAACTTTAAGGATTTCATCTTTAGCAATCGGTACAAGTTGACCGCTAATAAAGCAGAAGTTCTCTCAGAACTTGCCCAAGAGCTTCGGGTCAGCGGTGTGACAGTCGATGAGAAAGTCTTATCCAGGGTCTTGGACAAGATATCTCAGGAAATGGATAAGGTGGTGGAAGACGAGTTTAGCAAATCCCTTGGTCGGTTGTTTGGTAAGCGGGATAACAAAGCCATCTCAGCAATCAAGGCTAGGGCTCCTGGGATCTTGAAAGCGGCATTGGCTGGTAACTTGTCTGATAGCGTTGTCTTTGAATACATCGCCGAGAAACTCAAGCTAGATAACAAGAGCTGGGAACCTTCGACTGAAACAAAAGACAAGATTCGGGCTATCGCTCAAGAGATTGCTAATGACCCTGATGGTCTTGGCTCTCGCCGAGCGATGACCAAGACAATTGAGCTACTTGATACCATTAAGAAAGATTCAGGAATTACAATTGCTCAGGCATTCCTGGGGCAGTTTTACACAAACATCCTTCAGGGTGTGAAAACGATAACAATCAACGTTCTCTCTCCGATTGGTAGTTTGATGACGACTAGCACAGCCCTTGGCCGAAGAGCTATTAGGGATAAGAACTTCTCGGCTACACGAGTTGCTTTGCAGGCTGTACCGAGAGCCTTGAACACGGCTCTAACTGAGATGATGGACTTAATTGGGACGGGGGATATGGCGGGTAAAATCATTGACCCTAATAAGAGCATGGTTAACCGTGTCTCTGGCAAACCGATCCCAGAGCTGCTGGCCGATACAGACCTTAAAATCAACGCCAATTCTGGTTTTGGGAAACTCTTGGTGAAGGGTGCTGAACTATGGTTTGGGTGGAATCAAAAGGGAATGTGGCCAAAGATCCCAGTTAGCAAATCGGTTTGGGATGGGGCGTACAAACTGGTTAGCAAATCTAGCCAGGTGGTTGGACTTGGGAAGGTGAGGGGTTCTCCTTATCCCGAGAAAGTTCCAGTAATTCAAGTAAGCCCTACGGGTGTTGGCGTGTTGATATCCAGGTTGTTTAACGCTTTGGATCTTGGGTCTACAACGTTTTACTCGGAAGTCTTTGCAGCTGTCGCAGCTTCCGACGTGTCGAAGGAGTTAATCGAGCAAGGGCGAGAGGTGGCTTCTCCTGCTCAACTTCTTTCAACAGACTTGGGAAGCCTCCTAAAGCTTGGTCGCAAAATTGCTGGCCGCGACGAAAGGCTTCCTTCCGGAGCAAACTCCCCCGCCGTCGTGCGTGAGTTTGCAGAGCAGGCAAAGCAAGAGCGTGTTGAACGCCTGAAGCCCGGCTCACTTGCTTTCCGGCAACAGCTGTCCTTGAGCGCTAGGAGAAATCGTGGGATTTCGAATCCTTATTGGGATCGGGTTTGGAATAAGGCTTCTAAGTCCGAGATGGCGACCATGTCACGAATGGTTGAGCAAATAAACGACGAAGCATTGTTCTTGGGCTCATGGTTGGCCTTCACAAACAAACCGACGGGAATGACTGGTAAACTAGCGAAAGCTTTAGAGGGATGGTCTAACGAGCATATGATCGGGAAGATCATCCAGCCCTTCTACTCCATTGTGACAAATGTTTATCAGGTATGGTTGACATGGATGGGGACTGGGATCGTGAAAGCCGGTCAAGAAAGCGTCCAGGTGTTTGGGGAGGGCCGTAAACGGAAACCAGAAGATATGCGTTCCGCGGAGCTTGGCTCTGGTATTGCGGGGCTTGGGATATTGATGGCCGGACTGGCAATGATTGTGGGGAGAATTATTGGGGATGATAAGGACAAGAAGGAAAGGTTTTTTGACTTTTCCGGGAAAGGTCCCGAAGACCAAGGATTGCGCCAAGCTCTGATCAATAGCGGAGAGTGGCAGCCCGATAGCATTAAGATTGGGAACTTATGGCTCAAGAACGCTAACTGGCTGCCTACTTATCTCTTGTTTAAGACCTTGGGTTATATGAGCGACTACGCGAAGTATGATAAGCCAAGCAAGGCAAGGACGGGCGAGCTTGCCGCTCAGCTTGCAATTGCTGGTCTTAAATCAGCTATTTACGGAATCTCTGATGTTCCGTTCTTATCGGGCGCAAAGAGTATGGCCGATTTGTTTGCCTTGGATCGAGCCTCTTGGGGCGTGAAGGCAGTCAAGTTCTTGATGCGCATGGGTGGGTCTATGGCTTTTGGGAATCTTTACCGGGAGCTGGATAGGAATCTCTTCCCGGTCGCAAACGAGCAGCCAACTTCAGTCAGCTTGCAGAGCGCACTCGTAATGGCAACTGGGAATGTGCCTTTCTTGCGGAACATAAACAAGCCACAGACCAATGTACTTGGGGAGCCTATGGCTTGGAACGGGAAGGGTGAGCCATCGAGCAACCCGCTCCAAAGGGCTGGCGAAACATTCTTTAACTATGGGGATATGATTATGACCTACCGGGACAAACCAGATCAATTGTGGGTGGAATTGGCTAGGAAGAGAACTTGGATCAATCTTCCGGATATCAAGGTTCGGGTGAAGGGTGTTGTGTTAAACGAAGATCAAAGGGACGAGTGGGTAGTGGAGCGAGCAAAGGTGCTTAGAGAAACTGTCCGTGACCCGAAGTGGGTAAAAGACCTTCCAGGTAGGGATGCTGGGGATGTGCAAAACGAAATCGACCGTCTGACGACAAGAGCTAATCGGAGTGCTGACAGACTGATCTTGGATAAATACCCCGAGATCTGGGACAAGGGGATTGAGTATAAGCGGGAGAAGCGGGAGATGGGCCGCAACAACGTTGAGTAATCTTGACTAAAAACTTACAAGACATAGGGTTAAAAAATGGGACTTGGAGATAAAGGAACGGCAACCCCTAAAATGGAGGGTATTTTTAGCCAAGGAGTATTGGCTGGAAAAACGGGGAGAATTGTTGAAGCGGCGTCCAAAGCGGGCATAAACCCTAACTTGTTTGCTGCTGTGATTGCGCACGAGACTGGCCGGGGCACAAGCAACGCTATTCAGAATTATAACAACCCGGCTGGTATTATGGACCCGAGGACAAAATGGACAAAGCTCAAGAAGTTTGATTCTTTGGACGATGGGCTTCTTTACTCGGCAAAAAACTTGAAGCGAAGACTGGATCAGGTTGGTGGGGATATTGGAAAGTTGGCAGATGTCTATGCGCCAAAGGGCGCGGATAACGACCCTAGAGGTTTAAACGCGGGATGGCTTACAGGAGTTAACAAACTTTACAGCGAACTTGCAGCCAGCGGAATGCTTTCGGGGACAGTCGGGCAAGGTAATACGCAAGAACAAGTACCAGTAGCCGCAAGATAATAACTGGAGCGTACAAGGCGAGTATTGCGGTTACTCGTGCCATTTTAGGCTAAGCTCTATGCCGTCGCCGTTAAAATCTGGGTCAGCCCACAATTCAAAGGAGCTATTCTTTTCACACAAAGCTATAAACTCAGACAGGGCTTTTCGGCTTATTTGAAGGCTTCCGTTGCCGTCGATAATAGAGGCTCCAAGGAAGAATTTGAGAAGCTTTGTCCCGGCGTCACTATCCCCTCTCAACAAGACCATTTCAATCTTGTCGGCTTCGTCTGATTCTTCTTCATCCTTGGTTTCATCAATGTCGTCATACTCTTCCATACAACCAGCTTGAGTCTATAGCAAAACGTGTCAAGATACAGGGGTGAGAATAAAAAATCTTAAAGAAGCGCCGAAACATGGGTGGAGATATAATTCTCCAGACACTGGGCACCAGCACACTGCGGAAACCTACGAGGCACTAGTGTCTTCAGTCGCCAGGGAAAAAGTTCAAAGAGGTCTACCAATTCCAGCATTTCTGGAACAAATGATTCAAGACCAGATTTGTGATCTGAATAATGGGGAGGGATGTGAGAGTGTTGGTTTGGGGGATATGGTGCATGCGGTTGCACAACCTATTGCTAAGGCAATCGACCGCGTCGCTGGCACAAACATCCAAGGTTGTGGTGCCTGTGCCAAACGACGGGCGATGCTGAACTCTACTCTTTAGGGTTCAATAAGCGGGTCCACTTCAAGTGGAGCTGCAATTTCTTCTGGAGTAATTAAACTTGGCGTAAGCAACAATAAGTCTTTTGACTTAAGGCCGACGCCATAGTCGTTTGATACGCTACCTAGCCAATCGGGGCTACCAATCGGTCCGTAGTCGTTTGTGAACGAGTTTAGGAACTCGGGAGCGCCCCAAGGGCCGTAATCGTTTGAGGTCGAATACAACAGATCGGGGTTAGCCGATATGAGTATTTGTTGCCCAAACAAGTTGCTGGATAGCAGCAATAACATTAATAATAGTTTCATGTTTTTCTTTCTTAAAAGTTACCACCCTGGGGGGATCAACCCCCAGGGCAGCGTGTGATTCAGCCTGCCAACTCAGCTTTACCAAGGTCGCCATTAATGACGTCCCGGGCGGCGTTTCGAACTGGAGTCAATAGTTCTTCCGCCAACTGATTCGGCATATCGATTGAGAAGTTAACAATCTGCTCTTCTCGTGTGGCACCCCATGGGTCAATGAGGGCTTGATACTCAACTTGGTAAGATAGTCCCACACCTGTTGTAGGCGTGTAGTAGAACTTACCTTTAACGTGCCAACCAACATCGGAGAACTTACGGAGTATGTGCTCACGGTTTAGGTTGTTTGGCTTACTGTCTGGCTCTGGCAATGAATTAAACGGCATATGATGTTTCTTTCTTTTTGTTGGAATAACCGTTGAATCCGGCTTTCCGTAAGGAGGATAGCGATGCTGCTGCTTTGCTCCCCTTGGGCTGTGTGCCGTGGAGGAGTAGAGCAAACGACTTGGGGTCGTCTCCGTAAGCGTGGCTATCGTCGTGGTCGATTTCAAGGCCACGTACGTTTGCTTCCGATTCGTTGAACACGACCTCCGCAGAACGAAGGTTGTGTTGCTCGATTAAGTGATCCCAATAACCACCTCGGCTAGCGGTCAACCTGAAGTTGTTGGGGATCTCGTTCAGCCTGGCCACCCAGAAGTTTAGACTTTTGGTGTAGGCGTAGAAGATAATCCCAGGATTTCTTTTGGCCGTCTCAATCCAGGCGTCAAAGTAGACCTGATTGAAGAAGTCACCACCAATATGGATGCGAATGTACCGCGCATGTATTGGCAGAGACCGTTCGATCAAGCTAACCATGCCGTCAAACGTTGGGTATTTGTAGCGCAACAGATTAGTGTTGTGCTCACGTTGCCTACGTAAGGACGGGTACATGGCTTCCATGGACGCTGAGTAACACCGAAACGACGCTCCCTTACCGTCGATAATCTTCCCAGTGGAAAGATTAACTTTCGCCAGGCAGTCCTGGGCGAAGGGGCACGTGTGGCCTGACAGCAGGCTGACGTGGTAGATACCTTCCTCAAGCTTGGCATTACCATTGCCGAATTTGAGTAGGTCTTTGGCATATACGGTCAAGCTAGGACCTCTAGCTTCCGCTTGAAGCGGGGTTGGGGCTCTGCCAACGACCATTCCCAATTGCTGATGACGGGCTGACTGGTGCTAAGCAACTTTGCCATCTGAGTTTGCGTGAGGTTTCCTCGGCGACGAATGCCTTGGACAAGTTTGCACCAATGAATACGGGGTCTTCCTTTTCTCATAGTTCTAATTCCTTTCGGGGTTAGGCGGAAAGCGCCAGTTGCTCGGCGGCTTCCCACAATTTCTTGTTGATGGTTAAGTCGGCATCGATCGAACGGATGGTCCGAATCGAACGCCGGCGATTGTTAACTTTCTCGGTCGGAACGTTGCCGTTACGGGTGACGTTCTCTTGGATTCGGTTGAATACCGTCCACAGATCGTTCCCAACGTCGTGTGAGCGACGAGTCGTTAAGGCGATAGCCTCTGGCCTGGCTGGCCACTTGGACTCGTCTTGGCCGTAGCGAATGGACAGAGCCGAGGCGCCAAGAGCCAGAATCTTCCCGTCACCAAGCTGTAACTGTGACCAGCTCTCAGCTTTGGATAGGATAAGGGGAAACGTCTCGCCAATTTTAGCGATAGTCTCCGTTATGTTTTCGACGGCCGTTATGGTGTGACGAACACGGAAGTCAAAGGCAGAGCCCATAGAGACAACCAAGCCGTTGCTGCAAACCATACGACACAGTTCGGCAATGTTGTTCCAGGTAGACTCTGTCCCGTGACTGTTGAGTAGGCGGATACGTGGTGACACGTCGCCAAGCTTCTCAATCGGTTTCTCATCCGGACGAGCAAAGGTGATCTCATGGCGGGTGTAAGGTCGATTGCCTTCAATCCTGGTAGCTGACTGGCGGGCTTTGACGGGGAACCAACCAAGGTTCTCGTAAGCCTTAAGTGTTTCGACTGTGCTGATAAACCCGTAGCGCTTTGAGACTTTCGGGTTTGGTTGAGTTGCAAAGGCCGCGGGCGCCCGGTGTCTGATTTCGTCGAGAGTTAGTATGTTCATTAGTATCCTTTCAGTTAATGGTTGCGACGCCGTCTTTGTTGATGACGACGTCAGTTGCCCAGCCACGAATCACGCAGCGGGGTTGTGATGTCCGTTCATGGCTTTCGCAGGGCGTGTTGACCACGACGTTGCGGACCATGTGACAGACGTCTTTGAAGTGAAGGGTCATAACGGCATGACCCCTGCGCCTGCTTTCAGGCTTGTTGTAATGAATGAACCACCTGTTCTTCATTGGGCTTTCTGTTCTCGCCCCATACGAGCAAAGGCTCTTCGGTTTCCCGACGGGCTGCTTCGTCGATGATAGCGTCTTGTGCGTCTAGCTTTTTCTTCATTTCTTCTCCTTCGAACACGTAGCTCCAGAACCTGGAGTTGTGTCGTTTCTTGAGTCGTGACCAATAGGTCTGTCGAGCAACAGGCGCGCTCACGCCTTTTTGATTGCTCGAAGATACCCAGTGGTATTCCATCTTTTCGTAAAGGTGTTTGCCTGGACCCTCTGACTTGGCGGCTGTGTTGTGGCCGTAGATTCGGTACTGCCAGATATCCCCGCACATAAGTTTGCAAGTTAAGGGGAAGACAAGCTCTAAGACGTAAGTGACCTTAGCTATGCCTATGCCTTTGTTCTCCCTAACGAGACGGTCTCGATAGGGGCGCCACAACTCACCAGCTTGGGGAAGGTAGTAGGTTGGGTCTTTCCAGAACTTCTTGCTGAAGTCCCAGATAAACTCGGTGCGGTTGTTGTGCATGCCGCATCCGCTTTGCCGTAGCTTTTTGTGAAGCTCCGGCTTGTTCCATTTCCAGGGGAGAAAGTCTTTGAGGGCTTCGTACCCGTAAACATTCCCTTTCCAGCTGGTATGAATGGAGGTGAACGCAAACAACCAACGACGAAAGACGTCGTCCATAGTAGTTGGCGTAATGCTTTCCCAGTAAGCTGTCTGACTTGTAATTTCTTGGCTCGTTAATGAGTCAAAGAAAGTATCGGCTGTAGCAGTATTGATCATAAAATGTCAAGACTTGAGCGAGGCCAACATTCCTTCGATGTCGTTGATGATCTTTAGTATGTGGGGTAGATCAAGGACTGAGCAGCCCCCGCTGTTGAATCCAACTTTTCTGTCGCCCTGTTCACCGTACATGTAAGCGACCATTCGGCTTTGATCGGTGCGCTTGAAGTATATGGCGACGTGAGCATTCGAACCTTCTCGGACGGCATGAGTGCGAACAATGCAATGATCCTCCGGGAAGTCAGAGGTTGCACAGCGTTTCATTTCTGGCTGACCGAAGGTCTTGGCCAATCTTCCTGACTCCCATACGACGGGTAGGGGAGGGTTAGCTATTTTTTGTAACATGTTGTTTCCTTTCGTTTATAGTGTTAAGCCAGTCTTGTGATCGTTAACCATTGAGGTTAATAACCCAATCACTTTGGCTTCAAAAGTATCCATGAATTGACTGCTTACTCTTGAGGGAGAAGCTTTCATTGGTGCGATGCCCATCTCTAATCTTGTCTTGTTGCGCTCTTTGAACTTGAAGCTGGCCATGTCCAACGCGCAACGTTTGACTGCCGCTCTGTTAAGTAGACTCATAATAATGTGACGGCCCCGGGGGGATTGCCCCCGGAGCCATCGATCTCCTTAGTAGGTTGAGGTTACTTCGTCTTCGTCGTACGACTCTTCATCGTCGTAATCATCGACAAGGCTTCTTTCGATTGGGCCTGTGTAATCAGCTACCACACGGTACTGACAGACACGCATTTTCTGGCACTCACAGTCAAGTGGCACAGACACTACGTGCTCAGGATCGATCTCGCAGATGACTACCTTGCGGTCAGAGCCGCCAAAGTCCGCTGCGTATTGGAGCGCACCGACGTGAAGGCCGGTGTGACAACCAAGGCTCGGATCGTCTGAGATCCGATGGCGTGGCATGGCGATCACGCTGCCGATCTTGTTGGAGATCTTGCCAGTGTGATGATCCATGTAGTTACTGCTAACGCTCTTGTAAGCGAGGAACTTGCCATCGGTCGTGAGTGGCAGGTTCTTGTGCTCCAAGAAGTCGTATAACTGCTCGCGACTGCGCATGGACGGATTGCGCATAACGCGTTCTAGGAAGCGGAATAGAGGCTTGTTGGGCAACTTTTCCGACATGAACTCTAGAATGCGATCTACCACCGAGCCACCAACTTCCTCGTTGGCAAAGAACACCTTGCCACCGCGAATCTCAATAGCTCCGTCAGTATAATCGACTACCGCCTTGGCAGTCTGGAACATCGGCAGAATCTCTTCGCCGGGTGTTCCGTCTAGCAACGCCCTCCGTATGTCCTCAAACTTGGGATGAGAACTGGGGATGTTGAACGACTCCGTACCGATTGTGGCGGAGAGGGAATCGCGATTGATAATTGATGCTACTTCCATATTACTTAACCTCCTTTTGGTTGATTGTTGTTTTGATCGGTTTGCATTCGTCAACCAGCCGAATGTAATCCGAAAGGTGTTTGTGGTTGCGCTGACGTCTTGCCTTAGTAGTTGTGTTGTCTTTAAGGAAGGAGTCGTTGTCCCAGTCCCAATGTAGGTTCATTGGGTACCGAGCGTTGTAAGCTTGTTGCAACAGATCGCAGTCAATCTTTGGCTTAATGTCTTTTGCCATAGACTCCGCATGACAGCGGACTTCGTACCGGCAACGGCTCATGAGATCTGTATGTTTAGAACAGTCTCTCAAAGCTTGCTGGTACTGAGCTGCAACAGAGCCAGCTGGCAACACCAGCTCTTCCGACATAAACGACTCGATATGATCTTCTTGGTCACTCTTATGCTCAAAGAAGAAGTAGTAGTTCCAGAAAGCGTCTGGATCTTTGGCAATCTTAGCGTTGAGCAGCTCGATGCGCTTGTCATGCAAGCTCACCCATTGCGGATGATTACCTTTCTTGATTTCTTCAACTACAGACGGCTTGAAGCCATACACTTTTTCGTCAAAGCCAAGCTTACAAAACGAATTGTAAGTCTCCTCAAAGTTCCTTGGTGACGTAACACCATTGATGAGGAAACGATCAATCTCTAAGTAAACGCCACCATTGGGATTACTGAGGTTGACCTTGGCGCTCTTCCAATAATCTGACTGCTTGTTGGAGTATCGGCCAATCATTGCCGTATCGAGTGTAAACACTTCTTCGTCGTGCTTAGCGATAGGGCCTGCCGAGACTCCATTGACTGTTGTCTTGGGAGCTTCGGTAAAGGCCACATCTTCGATCGGCGTGAATTGTATCTCTTGAAGCAGCGGGTACTTCTTCCTTAAGAAGTCCAAGCCGTTGCCGCGAGCTTTGACAACGTACGCAACTTCGAAGCCCGGCGTCTCAAGCAAAGTGCGGACCCTGCCGAAGAAGTCATGTACCGATGACTTTGTGTCTAGGTACACAACAGTGCCGCCACGAACGTCTATCGAATCAGTAACAATATGTTCGTAGTTCCTGCTGCGTCGGGCGTAACGAAGCTTAGCTAGCTTCTTTACGGTGACTCTGTGTTTGAGTGTCTCTTCCTCAGACAGACTTACACTCAACGAAGAGCTTTTGAGCTCTTTGCCTTTGTACTTTGGCGTCAGACCGAGCTTGCGAATGTAAGGGCCGAGGTGATACGCGTTAAAAACTACCTCGTAAACACTTAAAGCGTTTAACAAGTTTGTGCTTCCCGCAATATCCATTACAGCCTTCTGACCCACCTCTACGAAGCCCTTGCTCAAAGCAGCCACGAGCGCCGCTTTGGTGCGAGGATTGTACTTTAAGTCTTCACGCGATGGGGCAATGTCCACCGCGCCGATGGGCATGTGCAAGTGAATCGTGTGATGATCAATTATCTCACGCAGCTTGTCAGAGGGCAATTGGCTGGCCTCAAGCGGATAACCAATGTTACCCATGATGACCATTGAATCGCCGGATTCCTTAGCAATCTTGATATCGCCGCCATCGTAGTCGTAGTGTGGCCTGGTCAATTCGATCGTGGTCTTTGTGCTTGGGTTCTCGATGTGCGGTTGCACCTTGAAGAACCGAAACACTTTGACTGCGGTCGACTCGACCTCACTCATCTGATCTTTCTTGATCGGAATGCTAATTAAGAGCCCCGTCTCTTTGGAAGCAACGTCGCTGAGCAATGCCGCTTTGCCAACCTCCGACTCATCGAGGTAGCAGGAGTAAGTACGTGCTCGACCGCCGTGATATGTGGTCACGGAGAACGAGTCGGTGATAGCGAACGCTGACTTACAGCCGATGCCAAGGCAACCGGTGTAATCGTTGCTTTCTCGCTTGCTGGAAGCACCGTAGCTACAAAACAAGCCTTCGATCTGGTCCTCGCTCAAGCCACGACCGAAGTCGCGAATCTTGAGTGTTGGGTCAAACCGGCCGGGCAGGGTGATATGCACTTGCTTATCGGGTATGCCGGCTTCGACGTGTGCGTCGTAGGCGTTGACGGAATACTCACGCAAGACCGCAGCGATTGGGTCTGAGTAAGCATCGCGCAACAATCCGACAACGTGTGCCAGGTTGCGTGGGTCAATGGTGAAACCAACTTCTGATTTGACGCCCGTTGACGCGGGCGACGGTCTATCTTGTGTAATAACCATTAGCTTAGCACCGGGATAGGGCTTGCCCGAAACGAAGGGTAAGTGTTCTTGGTGTAACAGCCGTCTACCAACTGGGCAGGGGCTTCAACGCCAAGCTTCGCAAGGGCTTCAATCAGCAGGTACACGTCTAACGAAGACCGTGTGGTCTCTGCTGCTTTGACTTGCCAGCGTGTGCCGACAAAGGTTCCGATGTTGTTTTGCTCGTAACTTAGTTTGAATAGCGGGTACACGGCGTTACGCACCTTGTCCGCTTTGTTTTTCCGATCTGTTGCTTCGCCGAACGTGTCGACTTGTTCAACTGTCGGGGTGATGATGTTACTCATAGTATCCTCCTTTATTGGTTAATGTCTGTTCATCGTGAACAGACCGAATGGCAGGGGTGAGCTGCCATCGGGGTCTGGTCACCAGTTACTCAAGCGCCCATGCGGAACTCAGCCGCTTGAATGGGGCACCACTGACCTTTTCTGACCATCTCTGAGGCGTAATCGCTTCGGTCAGAGCGTTCGATCTCGGCGTAGGAACGAGTATCGATGGACTCGTTCTGGCCGGTGTCGTCCCGGTCAAAGCGAGAATCATCGAAGTCGTCTGCGTAATTTGGTTTTCGTTTCATTTGGTTTCTCCTTTAATAATCATTTTCAATTGGTTCATCGCACTGGTACCGCGAGAAGATGTCTGACCGGAACTTGCCAATCTTTGTGTCTCGGCAGTCAGGGCAGGTACGGCACAGCGGGAGGCCGTAACCGTCATATTCCCAATCGGAACTTCTTCCTGAACCACAGTCACACTCGCGGAGGGTGTAGCTCATGGTGTTTCTCCTTCGCAGTAGGGGTGTAAGAAACAATTGTGAAACTCATAAACACGTTTGTTTATGTCTTTCACTTTTAGATGCGCTGTACTGGCACCCTTGCCAACGACAACAAACTGTTTACCAGTTTCAGTCTCAACAAGGACTTTGCCTTTCTTCACTTCGCCAAACCAAGCCCTTAGCTTCTTGATTGGGTAGCTACCGGGGATGGCGTAGCTGTTAGCGCAGACAGATGCTTTCTTCATTTGGTTTTGTCTAATGCTTCTTGAGCCCGGCTAACAAGCTCAGCCATCGGCATGTTTGGATCATTGTAGAAATCCACAAAATCCTGTAATGCTGCTCTCAGTATCTCAATGTTGTTCATGTTGCCTCCTCGCCTAAGACCCAGGTCAGTGCCTCGATCCAACCCACACAGAGCAGTTCTTCCTGCTCGTTGGGTATGAACTTGCGGTACTTCTCTAGGTCTTTGGTTATTTTCTTTAGCTCTGCTTTGATCTGTTCGGGTGTAGGTTTCATGTTGCCTCCGCTGCTTGTTGTTCAGCCCGCTCGTACGTCTTGTCGAACAAGGCTTCTTCGGCTGCTGTTACTAGGGCATCTGATGGATCACCTAAGGGTGATGTGTCGCCGTCGGGGTAGATGCAGACGTCGATGAACTCGGCGTCCTTGAACTCACTAACGGCTACTACCTTGGTGTCGTACTCACGACAGCCCCAGTATTCGTAGCTTCCGATACCTACGTGTTCTGCCTTGGTATTGTGGGTTACTCCGCCGATAGCTAGGTATAACCGGTCATCATGCCGGAACTTAGCTTCAGCGTAGTCAATCTCGACGGTCATTCGCTTAACTCCCGTTCGAGTCGCTTCAACACATTGAGTCTTCCAAACTCGAAGACTGCATTGGTGATGGCGGTCTCCCGCTCATCCCCACACGAGTGAAGGATGTAAGCCTCGGGGTCTTTGATCCATCGTTTCATCTTCTTGTAATCTGCGGTTAGTTGTTTTTTGCAGGCACGGATCTCTTGTTTGATGTTCATTAGATCAACTCCAGTAACATCCAAAGGGTGTAGAACATGACGATTCCGCCCAGTGCAACGGCTACGATCTTCGCGTAGTCTAGTAGGGTACTCATGTCCGTATCAGCACCTCGCCGAACTTGCACAAGTTGGGCCAGATCTCGTCGCGGTTCATGTAAGGCGGCACAAAACTGTGCACCAACCTTTGGTGGTTTTGTGGCGAAAGCTTTTTGAACCAGTTGAAAAGCTTTTTGTTTTCGCCGAATACTTCCATAAAGAAACAAAGTTTCTTGATGGACATAACGGTATGGAGCTCACCCATCTTGTGTTTCTCGAAGAGCTCACTCATTTCCGTGTAATACTGGCGTGTTTGTTTAGCCCGCTTCTTACTTTTCTGGTTGGCAACTCGAATCAGAATGTGGGCGATGTCTTCGGGTATCTTGATCTTGTCGACTGTAGGTTCTGTCTTGGTTTGCATGGTGTTATCCTTTCTGTCAGGAAGATGCTCAAGGATTGAACTACTAGCATAGTCCTGTCAATAATTAACTATTGATCCACTCAGTCAGCCCAACTGGGTTGACGGTGAAGGTTTTGTCCCCGATCTGTACGCCCCAACGGGAAGCGTTTGAACCTTCCAAGCTGGTGCCATACTGCAACGCAGATCGAAGCTCGCTCATTGCACGGCATCGATCGTGGTTACTCTTGGGGTTGTACCAATAGGTCGGCGACCAGGCTACGCCATCACGCATCACCTTGGCAGGGATGCGCAAGACCTGTGCCGGTACCGGTGCTTTGGCTGTGGGTTCAACCGGGCTGGGCTTGAGGTTCAAGCTAGGCCGGATCGCTTCGAGTTGTTCGGTTAGGTTAATCATTGATGAACCTCCGGACGCACTCAGCCCGCATGGACGCTTCGTCCATGTCGAGCATGGGGTGCCGCATTGCAACGTACTCGCTGCTCACGGCATCAAGGGTTGATTGGTTGGTGTATTCTTCCACTTCGACATAGTCGATTGGGGTCATGTTACGCATATATGTACCTCTTGTTTTGCCTTACCGTCAGGATGCAACGCGGAGGCAAAGTACCGCGTTGCAGGAAATTGGATTAGTTAAACTGCTTGAGCTCTACGAAGGACTAGACGGGGAAACCTGAAGTTCTCCATGGATCGGTCAAAGCAACGAACCTTGAGTTCTTGGATGTAAGCTTCGTCCGTCCATCGCCAGCCACGTTGCACCAAGTAATCCCAAGCATCTTCACGATGCTTGAAGTCACGTTGCACATGGCCTTGATATACGACTGCGTACCGTTTCATCGGCCCCAGCCTTTCTGCATATTGAAACGCAGGGCATTCAAAGACCCGTCGTTGCCAACTTCGTAGTAGGCCCAACGATCAGTAAGGACTTCGGTAGTCAGGCAGAACACACCGTTATTCTCATGGATGTTGGTGACGATCTCCCGTGTACCATTGTCTTTGTGGATGATCTGTCCTACTGCGTAGGGACAGAGCGTTGTATCCAATGTGCTTTTCATGGTTGTTTCCTTGGTTATGGGTTGTGGTTTATCGATCGTGGTTAAAATGACTGTTGTTTGTCAGTAGCTTGCGTAAAGTTGCAACGTCTGGTACAATCGCTGCAACAGTATGAGACAGCGTTCAGTGATTGATTGGGGCCCGATCGAAGCGGAATACGCGAAAGGTATTCCACCTCAGATATTAGCTACTAGATTCAACGTGAATGCTGCGTCGATACGCAGTCACGTTGCGCGTTTCAAACTTGCAACTTACAAGCAGCAATCTCTGCAACGAGTGGCAGAAGCGCATCGTGTTGCAACGACAGAAATGGTGGGTGAAGCCCAATCATATCTAGTAAGGTTAAAGAAACAGGTTGAGGGCGGGATGAACGCGCTTGAGGCAGAAGCCCCAGCTACCCGCGGAGAAGTTGAAGAACACTTTACTGCATTGGAAAAGGTGAATCGTGTGGCAACGACAGCTTTTGGCTTGTCGGAAGGCTCGAAAACCCAAACAGTGAACATTGCGGTTTTACAACAACTTCCACAAGATTCGGTGTCAGTAACTGCCAGTAATCCAGTTATCACTGTGTAGCCTACGGTTTAATAAACCGTTCATCGTGGTTTTACTGTCCCACGAGATCAATGAAGGGTGAACGATGTAAGCAGGTACGGTTTGTACATAACCTTTTCAACTCCTCTCAGAGCTGCCTTGCGAGCCTAATCCTCATTTGATATTTCACATCCCTTGCAGGATGCGTTTAAGAGTTAGCATGGCTCTTACTTACATCGTTCACCGTCCACTGATTATAAACCGTTCCTCGTGGGTTTGCAGTCCCCACGAGGTCCGGAGCCTCAATTAGCTATTGAGGTGAGCGGTGACGAGCCGCTCTGCCAACGACGTCCGCTGCTGCGGAACGAACGAACTCACCGAGAAGCGCAGGGTGAGGTTCTCCGCATCGTCCTTCGACGTGCGAACGCTGATGTCCAAGCTCTTGCCACTGAGGGCGATCTTCGCCAGGGCGGCGAGAGCAGCGGCCTGCTCCGAGCCGTTGTTCGAGCTGGGGTTGATCGTGCCGAGGTGGCCGAACTTGCTCCGTTTCACCGTCAAATACAACGCATCGTTCTTCGGTGCGTAAGTTGTTGCGGTTTGAGCTGCTACGGTTTGGGTATCATATGCCATGGTGTCTCCTATCTATAGCAGGGGTTTTGAGATACAGGGATCCATCCGGTTCCCTTCTCTCTCTGCTAATAATACAAATAGGCTGCGGGGCGGTGTAACTGCTTAATGTTGGGCAACTACCCCCACACCCACCCTCCCCCCCTGAAGTTTAAGTTCTATATATACACGTATGAGAAAAATTTAATTTATTTTTCTTGCTGACTAAACGCTGTCAGTATACTGTTTCAAAGAATGAAGAAACTAATCGCTGCATTATGCGTGGTGACCTTTGCAGCAGGCGCACAAGCAGAGGACTTTGCCATTCGTCCTTCTGTTTGGGGAACTCAGAAATGGCCCGGCGGTTATGATCTCTACTCCGGTGGAGTCAAAGTTGGTGAAGCGAAAGCTTCGGTTTGGGGACAACAGAAGTGGTACGGCGGTTACGACGTGCATGTTGACGACAGTCGCATGACACGAGCGCAAGCAAACGCGTTGCTGCAAACATTACGTTAATCTGTCTCACGTTGACTAATTGATTCATCTCTCCATGTCCGCAAACTGTGGGCATGGAGAAGGTGAAATTTAAATCGTGGTTTCAAAAGATGGGCTCGCGAATGCGAGCGATGACGCGGGAAATAGACCGCACTGAAAAACTTCTAGAGAATCTCGACATACAAATCTGTTTCCTGCGCGATGAGTTGCGGGACAAGGTTAAGATTCATAAAGAATCCTGCGGGGCGCTGAGTGCGCTCAAGGTAGAACAGAAAAGGGAAGAGCGGGTTCTACAACACAAGCTCCGCGGTTATATCGAAGATAACGTGGACGACGCTCAAGCGTTGCTTACTGAGTTTGAAAAGGCGGACTTTTAATCCGGCATGAGGTCTTGCACGAAATCATGCACCTCTTGCTCATTGAACATGAAACGCACACGTAAACAATCATCATCATCGATCGCAATTAAAATTGGCTTTTGGTCTTTCTTAAGGGCCTGCATCCGGCCTTTAAGTTCTGCTAAAGCTTTCTTTGAGACTTGTAGTTCGTTGTTTGGGGAATCGACGCAGGCAGCCAAAAGAACGCTCAAGACGGTATCTTCTTCAATGAAGTGCAAATGTAGGTCTTCCAAATCCACTAAACGATTTTGGGGCATGATCGGTTAATGTCAACGGATTGTCATGAAATTCATATGGACATACGAAGAGGGGCCGATCAAGAGGATCCACGAAAGCCTGGACGATCTAATAACACAGATACTTTCATCCAAGGGGCAAGATCCATGGGAGTATCAAGCCAGGGAAATGTACCGGAAGGAGATCATCCGACAGAGCTGTGCCAAGGACCCGGGATACTGCGAATCAAGGGGCATGGGGGATCTGGTGCATGTTCTTGCCTTGCCTGTCGCGAAAGCCCTGGATTCGGTGTTTGGGAGTCGTTTAAGCACCTGTAAAGCATGTGCCAAGCGAAGAGCCTGGTTGAACAATAGGATGCCTCGTCGTGGCTAAGACCCCTAAACCAAAGGTCGCGGTTACGCAAAGACCGGTGAACAGCAAAAGACTGGTAGCCAAGATTGCAAAGTGGGCCCTTTATCAGGGCAGGGTTAGCGGAATAGCAAGATAGGGTAACCTAAGTTACCCCAAAAATTTCAAAGTTACCCATTTTAAGTATTTGTGGTTATAATATTTAGGGTAACTAGGGTAACTAGGGTAACTATAATATTTTAATCTATATAATCTTGTATGAATTATTTGCGCTGTGTGTGCTGGGCTTGGGAACCCGAAAGTCGAAAAACAAGTTACCCAGTTACCCTTTTTGATGTAACTGGTTGAAGTACAGTGTTTATTTTGGGGTAACTTGCCCTGGTAACCTCTATTTTGGGGTATCTTAGGTTACCCCAATCAGAGGTGCTTATCTAGAAGTGCAAGGACGCCCAGCCAGTTCTCTTTTGTTTTGAAGTAAATCTCCATAGTCGCCGTGCCCCCACTACCACCCGAGCTCTCGATTAAATACACATCGATTCCGTAGAGGCTGGTATCATCCTTGTAGCCGTAGTAACCCTTAAAGTCGATTTGGTTGAAGCAAAACATAACGTAGCCGTCTACGTAGACCTTCACTCGGCCATTAAAGATTTTAAGGTTGTAGGTGTGTTTCACCGGGGTTTGCCCAGGCCAGTTTTCTTTTTCCAGCTTATTGGCTTGGAGCTTGTTTTCTTCTTAGCCGAGGAATTACACATAGACTTGGTAGGACGACAAGCAGGGTAGCTGCCGCCATCGGACGCACTCTTACGGCCGCAGGGGCCACCAGTCTTACAGTTAATCCAACCCTTGCCGTTGTTCCTGGAGAACCAACCTCGTAAACCTTTCTTCTTCTCTAACTCAAAGCCCATTACTTGCCTTTATTACCCCAGTTAGCTGCTCCAACCTTGCGACACTTTACGAGAGCCCCACTGGCGTAAGCTGACGGCCATACGGAGTACCTAGACTTAACCTTGCGAGTGCAGGCGTCGTTGGCTTTTTTCTTCTTTCCTAGAGCCATATCAGCAGCTCCAAAGGACTTTCCGGGACCAGTAGTTGGCAGACAGCTTGCCGTCACCACCTTTGATCCCGCCGGACCGAGCGCAATAGCTCTTTCGTCGTTTAGCCGACTTGTGTTGCCGGAAGTCCTGCATCGAGCTGTCGCCAAAGTGAACGATTCTTTCTTTGCCGTCGGCACACGCCTTAACCATTTTCTTTTTACCTGGCCGTGTGCTTGCCCGGGGCACGTTACAGGGCATAGAAGCTTTTTTTCCTAGAGGCATTACGGTACTGCTGGATACTGGGTTAACTTGGTGTAGGTGGACGTAACCTTCGCTGCGGAGTAATTGTCAGTCCATGCGGTCGCTAGCCATGGGTAAGCTACATTACTTGAAGAAGTGGAGAAAACTCTATACCCAGGCGATTCGTATTGCCATTGGCTTCCAGTCCAGCTGACAAGCTCCATACCATAAAAATACGATGGTCGGCCATTTACAGCGGCGCCTGGTTGCATCTTTCTCCAACTCTGGTTACCAACAAAACCAGAAGCAGGATTCCCGGGGTTATTGTAGAAAGGGCCGTCCATCAGAACATATGCTGTTGCGTCAGGCTCTGCGGCGTTCGCTGGGTCATCGCTACCTATGCCTGTCGGTAGTGCTTGGGTTTCGCCGTCATAAGTTGCTAGTGGGCTCGACAAGGTTATAGATGCCACGTTGCTTGAAGTCGTATAAAATACCAAAGTATCGAAACTTAGGACCGGCGTTGAGTCTATGTGTGTGAATTTCGAGGAATACTCAGGCCCGTATATAGCGTTTGTAATTTCAAGCCCGCCTCCAATGTTTTTTAGTTTGATCGAAACCTCGTATTCAGTAATCCCTGTGCCACCAAATCCACTGACTGAATTAGACACAAGTTCTGTGTAGACCGATCCGGACGTTGTGCTAATTAGCGCAAGGTCCGTTGTTCCCGTTCTTTTGTTGATTTTGATATTTGACGGCCCATACCCAAACATATAGCCCGAATAGCCATTAAAAAGGGCGTTGGTTAAGCCGTGGCTGTCGTCGTTTATGTACGACCCAACACTCTTGAAGAGCCCAATGCGGACTCCGTTGCTAGGGCCGGCAGGAAAGCTACCTTTATCCAGTTTCAGCTTAAAGGAGATACTTAATGTTTTGTCCGGCGCTATTTGCCTTGTCGCCGGCCTGCACCTAGTCCATCCGCAGATGTCTTGAGCGTTTGTGGCGTTTGTAAAAACTGGTCCACCCGCGAGCGCTGCTGTTTTCCGATACAATGCATGACCCGCAAAGCCTCCGTAAACAATATTTCCTAAATTATATGTCGTTGAACTGCTGTATGTCGGATACTGATCCTTCATGCAGTCAAAGTGACACAGACAATGCCTACCGCTTGTTCCGGTGATTAGTTTTACTTCGCCGGCCCCGTATGTTATTGAGTTGGATGATCCAGAGTTAGCTCCGGACGAAAACCATTGCCGATTAAAAAAATTACCATTGAGTGTTAAGTTGTCCGAATACAGGGTGATTATCGGAGTTAACCCGACAGCGACTGGTTTTAACAGTGTTAAGTCTAAGCCTAAGCCGAGTTTCGGCATGGCCGTTTAGGCGCTTTTGTAAGCGATGATTTTGCCGCTTTGAAGCGTGATTGCGGTAAAGTTACCAAAGATCGTTGATCCAGCTGCGATATCAACAGCCGACGTCCCGTCACTATTCGTCCAGTTGCCTGAGGTCACACTGACGACTGCTGTGGCCGTCGCCTGAATAGCACCCCAAGGTCCGCCGGAAAGGACACCCGCAGTAGTCTTGTAAACAGCTCCGTGCTGGCCCAGGGAAAGGCTTGAATCCTTTTCAGCATCAAAAGCCAGCTGATTGATTTTGCGTAAAGAATAATTCTCGTTGTCGCTGCTAGAGGGTTGTGACATAGGGTTTATATTAAATACTGTCAGGGATTAGTCAATACTACTTCCTACCGCGATTCACGCTCTTTGACTCAAGATTCAGGTTCGACGCCTTATTATTCATGGTATTGCCGTCCTTGTGATTGACGTCTTTCCCACGCATGGCAGCCAAACCACGACGTTTAGTCATCGCTCTACGAGCAGCGTTACGACCAGCACGACGTTTGAGTTGATCAGGCTTACCGTGATACTCCCGATATTCCTTGGCGTAATCTCTTTTACCCAGTGGCATTTCCAACCTCCACTTTGCCCCATTTATCGATGGGACATTTCTCGTAGGGAAACACGGTTTTAACCCTGAGGTTGCACCCACAAAGGTTGCATTTCCCGTGACCCATAAAGCCGTCCTTATCAAATTCCGGACAAGCCTGACAGAGGTTATACCGATGCTCTCGTATGTCGTCCGGGGTGACCTTCAACCCGTTAACCACCCATGTGGCTACCGCATTGGAGAAACTCTTAATCTGATTGATGGTCATGGCTTAGTTTAACCATTCTAAAAACCACCTCAATAGGCTGGCGAAAAAGCCAGGACGTTGCCGCCTGATTCTCTCACAAACCCCAAAGGGGGTGGTCTTCCACATACCAAACCTGTTTTCGACGTACCACGGCTTTCGAACCGTGATGTTTCTTATTCGTTTTCTCTTCTTCATTCTGCGTCCCAATATCCTCTCCGCTCTTCGTCTTTGCGGTCCTTAAACCACAATCCAAAAGCGACGCCCACTGGGACGATGATCATGAAGACAATGACAATGGAGCAAATAACCATGCCGTTCATAGAATCTCCAGGGAGCTGAAGGTGTCTTCTGAGCCGAATTGACCTTTCACAAACACGTTGAAGGCAACGCAGTATCTGTCGGCATCAGCCTGGCTCGGCTCTACTGAGTGAGTCAGGTGAGATGGAAACAGAACCAGCATTCCGTTCTTGGGCAGCACAGGCCACACGTCTGCGTTCAAGATGTCTCGTCTCTCAAACTCCCAGCCAAAGAAGGCGGGGAATAGGTTCATTTCTTTGTAGGGCTTGGAGAACAAGATCGGACCGCTGTTCTCGTATGTCTCTACATAGTAGACACCGGAGATCAGTGAATTCTCGTGCGCATGAGCGTGAGAAAAGTCACCCTTCTGGTGTTTCATGACCCAAGAGTTGGTAATTTGGAACTGATACTTTCTCTTTAGGCCGAGAGCTTCGAATGCATACGCATTGATCTCTCGAAGGATGGAGCCCTTCAGATACTGCATGTCCGGGCCGTCCAGGATCCTGGTGTTGACGGAACTCCATCCGTTGTTGGCTTTAACGCGACGCATATCCGCCTGCTTAACGACCGCGACAGATTGGCTGTCGGGTTGTCCCAGCTGCGAGATGAACAGCGGGGTGCTGAATAGTGGCGCCACCGATCTCTGTGGCTCAATTACTCCAGATTGATTTCCCATGTTATTTTTCCTCCTGATTTGCGCCGGATAACCTGCTCAGGTCGGATAGCCATAATTTTGGCCAATCTCTGACCCATGCGGTCCGGACTTGAAACGTAATGACGCGCGAGCTTTTCGAGTTCGGCATCATTAAGCATGTTGTTGAGTAGGTCGGTTGCAGAACCAACCCACTGTTTTGGGTTTTTCCCGTTCGCCGCGATTTTGTAATTGATGAGGTACTTATCGAGGAGTTCGGAGAAAGCGTGGTTAGGGTGGGTTGTTCTCGTATCTTCCAAAATGTCGGGGTGATGATAATTCGTTACGCCGAACCGGTTGGTGCCCTCCAGATGCGAACCCGGCGTCCAGTCCAGGAGCCAGCGGGCAAAGTTGGGCAACTCTCTGGCTAAGATCCGATCGATCTCCTGGCGGGGAGGGAAGGGGAACTTCCGGTGCCTCGCCTTGAAGAGCATGATCTTGTCCAGGATTGAGGTGTCGGTGTAGGGGATCGCCCTCATCGATTCGGGGTCATCATTCAGCGTGAAGATGATCCGCCCGATCCAGTTGATCGTCGTTGGATTCTCGCGCATCGCACGGTGGCGGTGCTGAGTGTTAGCGACGAACTTCTTGATCGAGTTGGTGAAGAGGAGATGCTTCTCGTAGCTGGTCGAAGCGACGGTATCGTCAATGTTGAGCACGCCGACTTCAAAGAGCTCGTTATTGAACTGATCCCCACCACTGATGTGAGAGGAGGCATCGCAACCTCCACCCATAAGTGCCGCCACGATCTTGGTACCGATTAGGGTCTTCCCTTGCTCCACTGGTCCCGCAATAAATACCGCTTGTCCCTGAGCTGGGGCCCCGGCGCTAGCTGTCGTATAGAACCGTTTCAGCCACGCCAGGAAGTACTGGAGACTGTCAGACGGATCAAAGAACTCGTCCAACAGACTCGCCGTCCAAGGGAAGTGCTCGCCCCACTCTCCCGGAGTGTTGCTTGGCGGCATCACCTTTACCCTGGAGGTGTTGAGGATGCATCGACTGCCAAACCGCACGAGCTCCTCATGGCTGTAGAGCACCGGGCCGGTGGCATCGACACGACGGTTTTCCCGAATGCGAAGCATAGCTTCGTCGGTCTCCGACATATCTCCTCGGGCATCGCTGGTGAGACTTAAACCAAACAAGCCTGCAATATCCTTGCGAGCTGTCTCTGAGGGTGCGTCTCTCCAACTGCCTTCCATATCGCGGCGCCAATACTTACTTCCGTCGTACCAGTACGAACCCAAAGGTCCGCCCAGACGAGTGTTGTTAAATTCATCGACCCAATCCGCACCCAAGATATCTGCCCACGGATAAAACGCCCGATCCTGCGAGAATGAAACCATCCCGGTTGCCGTAACGATACAAGCCGACGGATTGTTGGAATCCGGAGACCAGAAAGCGTTACAACGTCCGTTGATGTCCAGAGACCCACGGAGTCGACCGGGGAACAGGCTTTCCACCCGCTCTTTGATCTTATCTATAGGGATCTCGGTATCTCCTTCACCCCGGTAGCGGTGAGAGGCGTCAAAGGCTGAAGCTAGAAGGGCACAGAGGGTATCAAACTTAACTCGGTTATCGCTGACCTCGGTGGCTGGAGGATTCCAGGCGTAGTACTGTTCTGGCTTACGGATGTTGTCATCCAGTCCAGGGAACAGCTTACGGACATTGAGTTCCTTCATCAGACGAGTGATGAAGGGATCAAATATCCCAGGTGCGATGGCTACGGGTTTCTCAAACAGCCAGATAACTCTTACCCCACCACTAATTGTTCGGTGGGCGTAGGCGGGTTTCATCCCGGCTTTTGAGCGACGAGTAAGACCTTCAAGCATTTCCTCGGCCGTAATTTGAGCGTCGTAGTCTGCTACAAGGGCGTGCATCTTGACCGCCTGGTTCTCACGGGAGACTCGGAGGTTGGGCGCACGACCCTCAAAGCCGGACACAAACAGCCAGTCCGTCGAGGGGTTGGTAGACCAGGAGGAAAACTCCTCCTTGGTCATGTTGGGTAGTTGGGTTGTATGAAGCCAGGCGTCGACTGGAGTGACCTCCAGGGAAGCCAGGTTCTTCAGGGCGTAAAGACTCATGACCTTACTCCCCGCGGCTTTTAAAGAATATGGTTTCGATTCGGACTATGGACCCGTCCGGCCATCTCCTGACAATATCATGCCAGTAATCGGCCTCGACTTGTGCATCCAATTTGCTCCGGTGCGTCCTATCGGACACTCTTGAACCGTCTCTCAACACTATATACCTCGCGTTATCCATTTTATTTACTCCTATTTAACGTATCTGTTGGTTTCCACGGCCTCGGCTGCGACCGGGCAGCCTTGTAACCAGTCCGGGGTTACCGACATCAACATTTCCACATCTTTTGGTTTCACATCCTTGTCGACCTCCACAACGGCTTCGTCGTGAACGTGAAGGACAAGGGGTAGGCCAGCCTTTTCGAGTCGTAGGATGCATTCGGCCATGACATCCCGGGCTGTTGCCTGAACGGTGTTATTACATAAGTTACCACCGTAGAAATTAACGTGAGGACCACCCATGATGGTCTGAGCTGTGTATCCAGCGTATCCGCTTGCGAGGTTTTGTGTGCGGATGTTTCGGTATCTGAGGCTTCTCCAGGAGGGAAGCTCGATCTCGTATTGTCCGTCTGCTTTGGATTGTTTGTAAGCCGTCTCTAACTTCTTCCAGAAATTGACGACGTGATGATTTTTAGACCGATATGTTCTAACAATGTTTGCCGCTTGAGCTTCATCGATCTCCAGGCCGTATGCTGTGTTGGCCATGTAGGCGAATTTCTTGGCTCCTGCGCCGTACCCAAGACCCAGCACCATTGCCTTGGCAAGCTGGTACATGGCTGTATTGGTTTTCTTTAGTGTTCCTTTTTCTCCGCTCCAGAGGTTGGACGAGATAGCAAAGGCTTCGTAGATGCCGTATCCGTTACGGACTGCTTCTAGAAGAGTTGTGTTCCCGGAAAGCCAGGCCAGAACCCTGGGTTCAATCTGGGAAAGATCGCAAACGATGAACTTCTTGCCTGGGCGAGGAATAATGCAGCCTCGCATATCGACGCCGAAATGGGGTTCCCTAGGCAGATTCTGGACGTTAAAGCGGCTATCTCCACTAAACCGACCCGTATGTGCCCCAAAGAACTTCATGCCGTAAGACGCCGTCATATCTGGACGCACACGAGAATCGAGCACCTTCATCTTGACCAAGTAGGAATTGGATTTTCTCCAATCCCGCATGGCGGCAACAAAGGGGACCTTGTCACCGTATTTCTTTTCCCACACCGCACACTCCTCGGAATCTTCTGAAAGGGAATCAGGCCAGGGGATGCCTTGGTTGATACACTCGGCCCTGAAATTCTTGATGGAGAGAACAACGCCATCTCCTTTATCCATCCAGGGAAGCTTCTGTTCCGCTTCCCACTTGATTTTATCGAGCTTCTTGATTCCTTCTTTAACTAGGGGCTGATCAATCGCAAAACCCTTCCACGCCATCTCAATCGTATGCTTGGATAACTTGCGCTCGATTTCCGGCATCTCCGATCCGTACTTCTTGTAGAGCTCTAAACAACTCACAGAATCTGCTAAAGCGTATTGTGTCATCTCTTCCGCGAACTCAGTATTGACGACATCAGACCACTTCTTGCCCTTCATCTTTTTACGAGGATCCTTCGAAATCTCCTTAGCAAGGAGGTTCGTGCAGGCGCCTTCCAGATCCCTTGGAGAGCCAAGGTAAGCCGCAAGATTGGCAGTGCAGAAGAAATCCGCGGGCTTCGACTTGATTCGGTCACCAAGAGCCTCAACACACGCTCCGTCGAAGCTGTAGTTGTGCGCAATCCACCGGCAGCCGTCGATCTTATCCCAAGGAGCTTTGTCCACGGGACCGCAATACGGCTCAATACCGTCACCAACCATCGACACCATGTAGATCTCCCCACGCGGATCGCGTAGGTAGTGCCACTGGCCGAGCGTCTTAATGCTCAGCTCGTTGTCGTAGTAGGATTCGAAATCGATGGCAATGTTTCGCATTCGGCTTGGATTTCTTCTTTGGGTTCCTTGAGGGTTTCGAGATATAGGTCAAGCATCCGGCAGGTGAGGCCCTTGAGTTCCTCAGCCACCGTCTTTTCGACCGGTTGTGCATCCATGTGATCAGTGTGAACTTCAAACTTGAGTTCACCCTCGACCGCTGAGATGCGTACTCTTACGTCTACGCTCATTCTGAGTTTCCTTTCGTTGTGTGAGTTGTGGTGCTTACGCTTTCAATCGCAGCACCGAAGGTGTAATTCACGGTTGTGGTTGTACCCTGGGTAGTTGCTTCGGTAGTTGGGTAAAGGTCTTTCATAAATGGGAATTCCAGTTGGATCACGGATGCTTGTCTTTGGTAGCACCTACAAACCCGGCACGGCGGGCTTGCTCGATGAGAGTCCGTATCTCGTCTTTAAGACGACGGTTCTCTGTTGATAGGGATTCGTTCTCCTCGCGCATTTGCCGGAGACCGAGCTCGAGTATTTGTTCTGATGTTCTCATAAAGATTGGGTTAAAGACGTCGGCTACTTCTTCTCCAATTTCGATTTCTCGATTTGGAGCTTCATTCGCTGTATTTCTAATTTCGTCCATATGGGATATCCGTGATTGTTTCTTTCGTTTAGTTCAGGCACGTCGACGTTAAACGCCGACGGCTGTTCTCTCGTCTTTGGCTTCATATAAGAATTTTGCAGCAGACTTTATGGCGTTCCGATGTTGCTCTTTGTCTACCGCAAAGATGATCGCTTCTACCTGATCATGTGGGCAGTAGATGTCGGTAAACCCAAACCAGCGTTGCGCTAGTTTTATAAAAAAAGCCATCAGTAGCGTATTAATCATTGCGCCTCCGCTTTTTGTTTTTATCTAGATCCTGAATTGTTTCTGCCAGCATCTTTTTGAACGCGATGCTGAAGAAATCGTCCTTTGTGGCGTCCTTTTTCCCGAAATAGACGAATTCGTTATATACATTGTCTTCCATCTGAAGATCGATCTCAACGGTGTCAGCTTCCCTCACATCCAACACCTTGATCTGACCGATATCTTTGCCTGTTCTCTTGTTGTAAATCCGCGCTTTCCCTTTGGCTTTCATTTTTTCTGACCCTTTCTTATTTTATAAAGAACCATCGCTGCCCTGCATAAAGCTCTTTGCAGGTGTCCGGCGACGCCCTCTTTGTCCTCTTTTTTATTCCCGTCCAACATCATCATTGCGGTGGCCATATGGCTCACTGCTCGATCCGCAGAATATCGGATCGAATCCCGGGTAAACCATTGCCCGGGACCTGATTTTGTTGAACCTGTTTTTGATTTCCCGCCCCGTGTCATCACATGAACGATCTCTTTGGACGCATTCATGGCGATTTCGTCGGGAAGGGGATAGGAACTTGGCTGTTTCAAAAGCACAGAGGTTATGCGCTGTTTACAGATCTCCTGTAACACCATGGCCAAACTCCAATTCTTTAGATCAACCCGTCAAACCACGCGGTGGTTTCTGGGGTGTTCTTGCCGACCAAACGGAACACTGGCGTGAACCAGCTGCCCATCGTGTTGGAGCGAAGTTGAGTTACCAACTCGTACTTGCCACCGGAGAGTTTCTCGCGGAGAGCCGTGGTGGCTTCCGTGATCAACTGCTTACCAGCGTTGTTGTAGGCGCTCTTGGCTAGGATCATCTGCGCCAAGGCGTAGTGGGCTCCTTCTTTCTCAAAGGCGAACAGGGGATGTGCGCCTTCGGGGCTTTGGACCGCCATCGTGAGGATCAGGATAGGATCGTAGATATCCATATCACCCTCGGTGATGTCGGTGGTGCCGCCTGCAGTACGCACGTCGGCTGCCGTGTTAAAGATTTTCGGACGTTCTTCCGTGCCGTAGGGAATCCTCTGCATGTACTTTTTTGCCATGCGGATGATCGTCAATTTGGCAGGAGACTTCTGGTTTCCAACGGATACCTCTTTCCGGAAGACGATGCTGCCGGGAGGGAAGTCGTTGGAGAGTTCGCCAGTCTTGTTGGCGATGTTGAGCCGGGGGATTTGGAAGTCGGAGACGTTAAATTCTCCCTCCATGCCGGCGTTGGTGGTCAAGGTGAGGGGCTGTTCGACAACCTCCGTCAGTGCCTTGCTCGATTCGGTTACTGTTTCTATTTTTGCTTTTTGTTCTTTAGGGAACGTAGTTTTCATTGTTTATCTTTTATCTTTCTTAGTTGGTAGGACTCGCTTCCTCGCGTCAGGGCGTTCGCTTCGGTAAGTTTGTCCTCAAGTTTGTCGCGCTCTTCTTGTTTTGTGCCCCGAGGAGCCTTGCTGGCGACTTGATCAGCTAGCTCCTTGAAGTTGACTGTGACGGCTTCCATAAAGTCAGCCGTCGAAATCTTATCTTTGACCAATTCAAATGCCTTGTTGGCATCTGTAATCTTTCTTGCCCCCTGAACGGCCGTAAGACCGTATCCGGGGATTTCATTTCCTTCCTTTGCGTACTCCACGTTGTGTTTACGTACGGAACCGCACCAAGCTTCCAGCACCGGTACAAGGCGTTGCGCCTGCGAACGCTTGTCGGGGGTGGCGAGCTGGCTTGGGTGAAAGAGATCGGGAAGTTGAGCGTCGTGAGCCAGGTCGTAGGACTTGGCTAAGGAGAGGGACATAGCCTGGACGGCGTCGCAGGTCGCAATACGGGAGCAATAGATGCACTGGTCGCCGGGGCGGGCCATATCCGGGGTATTATTCCGAGCCCGCTCGATGATGCCCTTGATTCTGGCGTTCATCTTGGGGAGATCCCCATCTCTGGTGAATGAAGCCGAGTCCACGTAATCCAAGCGGGGCTGTAGAATGTGGAGCTTGAGATTCTTTACGTACGGATACTTCTTAAATACGCCGATTGCATACGCCCACATCTGCGGGTTGGTCTCTGCCGGGTCAACTGGGTTAAAACCAAACTTAAAATCAAACATCGCAGCCTCATCCGCACAAATGAAAAAGCGATCGACGTAACCCCATTGGTCAAACACGTCGAGCTTCTGCTCGGACAAGTCCATGAATTTAGAATTCTTTTCCGTGTACTCAGCTTTTGCCGCTTCGACGAATGAAAGACATTTGTGGACGAGAGCTTTTTCAGTGGAGTCGAGACCTTCCATTTCGCCGGTCTCGCACGCTTTGTGCATCGCAGTTCCACGGAGAGTTACCGGATGAACTTCACCAGAATTGTCTTTTTGATAACAGGGACAGAGCTCAAAGTACTTGAGGCTGCTCGGTGAGTAGCTAGCGTGATTGTCAGTAGTACTCATGAGGCCAACGTTATTACCAAATCTCCGTCATTAAGCAAGTCAATTTCACGGATCTTGGATTTCGTTTTTCGTGCGACTTGTTCTTCAACTGAATTTGCGGCGTAAACTAAATATTGTCTGCAATGACTCTTAGATCCGGTGCGTGCGATGCGACCGAGCGCCTGTTTTAAGTCAATCGCCGAGTACGTCGGGCACACTAAACTCACTCGAGGGCGGCCGTGTAAATCGTGAAGTGAAAGACCAACGCCACCCGCTTGAATTTGCACGATGATGACGTGTTCTTTGTTCGCTTGAAACTTGTCGATCGCTTCCTGACGCTCCTCTGCGCTTTGTTCTCCGTGAATTGCAGGGGCATTTAAACGCTCCATAAGCGTCCGGCATGTCTGCATGAAATTGGTAAAGATCACGACACTGCATCCAGCCTCCACATGCTCCTTCGCCATCTCGGTAAGGACAGGCACCCGGAGCAGTTCAACCTCCTGGCGAAGTCTTAATAGCCTTGTACGGGGCTCAGAGGGGTCAAAATCGTTGGACTTAGCCTCTGCTAAGGCCGCCAGCTCGGCCTCCATTTGGCCGTAGAGCTTGCCAATGCGGTCATCAATATCAAAGACCTCGGACATAACATTGTTTTGAGGGAAGGCATCGCCTAGCTCTTCCACGCGAGTACGCACGCCACGCTTAGGGAAGATATGGGCATGAATTGCGAGAAGACCCTCTTTGCCACCGTAGTATTGGAAACCACCCCAAGGGGCTTGCGCCACCTTCATGGTCTTGAGCCAACCCCAGTAGTTCACGCCGGTATGGATGCCCAGAAGGTCGCCCGTCCATCGCATATCCAGAGGGTTCTGGGCGGCCGTAGCCGACAGCATCAAGACGGTATGGTCGGCTTTAGACGCACCCAGGATCTTACCGTTCTGACTGCTGTATCCTTTGCACTTATGAACCTCGTCAAAAATCAGTAGGGTAGAGGAGGGGAGATCCCACTGCCATTTCTTAGCTACCCACTTGCCGTGCTTTTTACCCGTGCGGAGTTTTTCGTAGTTGATCACAAACAAGGGTTCGACGCCGGCTTCTTTAAACCAATACTTCCAAGAAGGTATGACCGCTTTAGGACATATCACGGCCACGGGCATATTCATCTGTTTAGCGACAAAGGCCGCCGTGACCGTTTTTCCTGTCCCACAATCGCTAGCGTCCAACGCTACACGGTTGTTGATCAGTGCGTCCATCAACTGGGACGCATTTTCCTTCTGCCAAGGAAAGAGATTCAAGTTTCGATGATCAACGATACAAACGAACCTTCAGGATCATCACTTCCACTTCGCCAGACCTGAACTTCCTGGATATCGAAGCAGTCCGAATCCACGTCGACGCAGATGTCGAGGTGGGGGCTTACCTTTTGCAGCTTTTCCAACAGTTCTCCAACTGTCATTTTATTTCTTCTCCACGGGGCGGATGCACTTTAGTTACCAGCTCGAACCATGAATCCGCGGTCATGGTCACGAGCCAGGGTGAATTGTTTTTACGGTGCGCCACTGCGATCGGTTTCCCTCCGCAGTCCCGTACCGCTTGTTCAACAGCTTTTCCGACGTTGAGGGCCTGAACCCTTTTGACTTCGAAATGGAATGGGAGTTCGGAAATGACGTCGGGTGCATCCGGATTCCCAGAGAACTGCTGACCACGCCTTGCGGTGTAGCCACGTTTTTTGACTTCGTCTCTCCACTCACGCTCACCAACACAACCTTTGGCACGACTATTCACGTGCGACTCCGAATTTCTCATTCGCGAGCCACGCCTGGATATCCGACTCACAAATGCGGATTATTCCACCGGCTTTCGAGTGAGGGAGAGGATGACGTTTGTTATTTAAGTACCGGCGGATTGTGCGGTCGCCGACTTTGAGACGAGAGGCGGCTTCTTTTACGGAATAAATCTTTTCGGGAATTTGTTTGCTGATTTCAGAGGGGTTTACGTTTTCGACAAAGATGTGAAGTTTATTGGAAGGAGTGATCGCTACTTTAAATGAATGAGCTTCCAATATTAGATTCATACGGTGTATGACATCTAAACACGCCGTATGACGGCAGTCAATCCAATTCAGTTTATTACTTAAGATTAATTTCTTTTGTAACTAAAGGGCTACTGGCTTTTTTGGCTGTTTTTCTTACCATGCGCGTCGATGTACTGCGCTAACACAATTCTGACCAATCCTGAAACGTTGTTTACCCCTATTCGCCGGCTTTCCTCTTCGAGGAATTTAGCCATGTGCTTGGGTAAGCTTATTGTTTTTACTGTTTGACTATTCGATCTTTCGTGACTCCTCATTCTTAATTGTGGCTCCTTCGCCTGGCATTATAGCAAAATACTTCTCTGCCATACTCCGGGTCACTGTTCTCCCATCCACCTGGATGGTTTTGTACCGACGCAGCAACATGGTAGGGCTGTTGCCCATCGCAAGTGCTGTTGTTGAAGCGTCTCCAGTCATAGCTAAATAGTATGTAGCAAAACTGTGACGATTCGCATTCTGCTTCCAAGTAAATAGTGGTTTTTCCTTATGAATTTTGTGAATTACCTCATTAACCGCGTTGTAAATGTCTTTGTTTGCACTAGTTACACCGAGGCTTTTGAGTATATTACCTTTATATGTCCTAAAAGGGCTAAGCCAAGCTTTAAGATTAGCGGTCATGGCTATGGCTCTATCGTTGTTAGCTCTTGATTTAGAACCACCTACAAGCTTTCCCTTGATTAGTATCAAATTACTAGACCAGTCGATATCTTCCCAGTTCAGCCTGTCAATTTCAGCAGACCTGATGCCTGCAAAGGCACCCAAAACAATCCAGGGTATCGTTCTCTTTGTGGCGTGTTTAAGGATTAAAGCCATATCTTCAACTGACCAGCTTTCCAGCTTCGCGTCGTTAACTCGGATACTTTCAGTCTTTTCAGCCTGATGGTCTTTGTCTGGCTCCAAGTAATCTTTCCGCTTGGCGTAATCAAAGATCATACTGATAGCCCCACGATAGTGCTGACGGGTTCTAGGCTGCCATTCCGGGTTAGATAAGAAGGAGTCCAGTTCCTTGGCTTTGATGGTGGACACAATTCGCTCCCCAAAAACCTTTTCAAATTTGCCCCAACGCTGTTGAAGAGTTTGTTTCTGGCGTTTTTCAATAAAGGTGTCGTTCAGCTTTATGTTTAGCATTTCCTTCAAAACCTCGCTCACGCTGATTTGAGGCAACTTGCTTTCGCTATTTTGCAACCACAGGGCAACGGCCTCGCTTAGTGGAGTACCGCCCATCTTCTTTTCGAGATCTCTAAAATAACTCAGCTCCTTGGTAGAGACTGAAACCATTGAGGCCCGACCGTCCGCAAGATCCCTGGCAATTTTACGAGCCTCGCGCTTGGCTTCCGAAAGATCTGCAATCGCACGACGCTGTCTTTTTCCCTCGGCCCACCACGTAACCATGTACGTTAAATAATCCTTATTATTCACGCACTGATAGATTTTCACATTCGCAAAGCCGTCTTGCACCTCAATCGGTTTGAATTGCTTATTCATATTTGAACGAGACATTACTGACAATTACTGTCTGATGTCAAGGAAAAGATATACATTCTATGACCGTACCCGTGTCATGAGTGTCAACTGTAAGTCGTTTTTACTCAAGAAAAGCCTAGACAAAATGTGTATATATTATTGACAGTGAGCAGTTTAGCAAACCGTCGCTTTAGACCACTCAGCCACCGCACCAAGTTGTTGCAAAACAAGACTTTGCTACAAAAAGAGCCTCATTTTTTTATTGACAAAACAGCGATTACTGGCAATTAATGTCTGATGCCGACGAATCTGTACGGAAAAGTGTGGCCGGAAGGGGCCGGAAAACTCGAAATTGAGCTTATGGCTTTTAAGCTGGGTTTGACCCCAGAAACTGGAGGTTTGGGCAAGTTTCAGCATTTCAAGAATGTTGTAGAGATTCTATGGCCATACCACAAGACGCGAAACAAAGCCGGGTTCTGCTGGCACCCTTGGGCGGAGCGGATGATCCAGGCCGCTTGCGAGCAGGACTACCTTGCTATCTCCGGCCCCAAGTCCAGCGGGAAGACGGCGACCTTTGCTATGTGGGGATTGGTGAACTGGCTTTGCGCTCCCCACGAGACCCTTGTCTTGGTTACCAGCACATCTATTCGGGAGGCCCGTAAACGCCTTTGGGGAGGCATCCGTGAGCGATTTTTGCAGGTCCCAGGCTTTCCCGGGAAATTGATAGACTCCATGGGTAAGATCATTTTGACGGAAGGGGAGTCCAGCGACAGGTCATCCATAACCCTGGTGCCGTCTAGCCCTGACAAAGAAAAGGAGGCCACAGCCAAACTTATCGGGCTTAAGAACCAGCGGGTGTTCCTTATCATCGACGAGGCCACCGACGTGACCAATTCGGTCTTCGAAGCTATCTCCAATCTAAACGCCAACCCTACCTTTCAATGTATCGCCTTGGGTAACTTTGCCAGCCAGTACGACCCTTTCGGTATGTTCGCTACTCCTGTGGGCGGATGGAACTCGGTCACGGTAGATCAAGAGGAGTGGAAGACGAAGCTGGGTTTATGTCTTCACTTGGACGGAGCCAAGACACCTAACCTTGATCATGACGACGCCTGGCCGTTCTTGCTTACGACAAAACAACTGCGGCACGCCGAAGACCACGACGGCGAGCACAGTATCTCTTTCTGGCGATTTATCCGTTCCTTCCCAGCCCCAGGCGGAGCGGAGGAGTCTATTTATTCAGAAGCCGACTTCCGCAAGTTCGAGGTCGATAAAGCTCCTAAGTGGATTGAGCCACCCAAGGTAGTCGCTGGACTCGACCCTTCGTTTACCAACGGCGGAGACAGAACGGTGTTGTATTTCTTGGAGTACGGACGGACTGAAGAAGCAGGGCCTACTGTGAACTTAAAAGAATTCACTATCATCAGAGAAAACGTAAACGACCCACAACCCAGAAACTTTCAGGTGGCTCGGCAAGTTATGGCCGAATGCCAAAAGCAAGGGGTGCCACCGGAATATCTAGCGGTCGACGCCACCGGTGCGGGAGATCCGCTCTGCGATATTATTTCCGAGACGTGGTCTCCAAGAATCTTGCGGGTGAAGTTCGGAGAAAAGCCCAGCACCCTGCCGATCAGCTCAAGCTCGATGGTGGAGGCCAAGGACAAATACGGGAATAAGGTCACCGAGCTTTGGTTTGGTGGAGTTGAGTTTATGCGGTCAGGCCAGTTGAAGGGTGTGATTCCTGAGCTGGCCAGAGAACTAACCAGTAGGAAATACACAACGATGGCCGGGGGTAAGTTGGTCGTAGAGTCCAAGCGAGATTACAAGTCGCGGGTAGGGAAGAGCCCCGATTTGGCAGACGCAGCTTTTGTTGGGTTGGAGTGTATTCGGGTACGAGTCGGAGCAATGGCTGGCGGAACGGTGATGGCAAGGAAGAGTGGGGGCTGGCAAGAGCAGGCCCGCCGGTTGGATCGTGTGATCGACACCAACAAAGACCCCGTGTTAAATTATTGACTTTTAACTGACAGTAGACAGAATAGTCGTTCACGTGGACATCTTACTCGAGAATATCAGCGAAACAGGAGCCCCGCCAAAGGCACGTCTTAAAGACGCCAAGTCGGCTCACAGTATTTATACTACGCTGAGAGAGTCGGATGCACACGCTGATCAGGATCGCAGTAAGGTCCAAGCGATGTTCGATGGGGATCCACCCTACAATCCGAGCACGCTTCGCAGTATGGGTCAGGCGTACCGCGCCAATCTAAATTTTGGTGAAGCTGCAGCCGACCTGGAGAATGCACTCGCCGCCTACACTGATTTGGTAAACGGCGTAGAGAAGCTAGTCGAAGTTAAGACTACGTTCGGCGATGCGAGCGAACGACAGAACTGGGCAGGGGCGATCTCCGAAGAGTTCCACAAGACTTTGGTTGAGTGGGATCAGTTTCATTTTAATTTCCAATTGCTGGCTCATCACTTTATTTCACAGGGCCTCGGAGTTACCTTCTTCGAGAACGATAAAGACTGGCGCTGGCGTGTTTGCGGGATTGGTGACTTTCTTATTCCTCGAGGCACACAGGCCACCGAAGATCGGATTGAGTTTGCCGTAGCGCGCCGTGTTTACCTGACTCACGAGCTTTACAATTTCATCAAGAACCCCAAGGCCGCTAAAGAAGCAGGCTGGAATGTTGAAGAGGTTCGCAAGGCTCTAGCTGCACTTCACAAAAATAACCGCCCCGGCGACCAGAGCTGGGAAGAACTGGAGCGGGAGTTTAAAAACAACGATCTATATCACTCCTACGCTCGCGCTGGCGAGATTCGGGTGAATCACTATTACGTACGTGAATACGACGGTTCTGTAAGTCACTATATTGGCTTGCGCGACGGATCGAATACCGACTTCCTTTACAAAAAAGAAGGTCGCTTCAAGAAAGCTACAGAAGCCTTCAACCTATTTACCTTTGGCGTCGGCAATGGCACGTACCACTCCATCCGCGGCTTGGGCTACAAAATCTTCCCGCATATCCAGGTAAGCAATCGTCTGCGTTGCGCGATGGTCGACGGCTCTATGATGTCGACCAGCTTGGTTCTCCAACCCAAGACGGCTGAAGATGTGAGCCGCTTGTCATTGGCGTTTGCCGGACCTATTTCGTTCCTTCCTCCAAACCTTGAGGTCGTATCGACTCAGTTCCCCAACTACAACAACAGCGTAATGCCGGTTGTTCAGGAACTCTCCATGACCCGCCAAGCGAACACGGGGAGCTACCGATCCCACCAGCAAGTGCAGGGGAGTAAGGAAAGAACAGCGACTGAGGTTCAGGCTCAGCTGGCGAACGAATCCGTTCTTACTACCGCTAGTATTAATTTGTTTTATGTAACTTGGGGAAAGCTCCTCAAACAAAGTTTCCAGCGCTTGCAGAAAGATACCTGGCAGCCTGGCGACGCCGGCTATGAAGGTTACGCAAAGTTCCGTTCGAGGCTCGAAGAGCGAGGGGTGCCGTGGAAAGCAGTGCTCGACGTACACGAAGTCATCCCGGTCCGTGCCGTCGGTTACGGATCTAGTGGTGCCCGTATCTTGGCCTTCAACGAATTTATCCAACTCCTTCCTCGGTTTGACGAAGTGGGTCAGCAGAATCTTATCCGCGATCGTGTTGCCGCTCGTGTCGGCTACGACCAGGTTGATCGGTATCTCCCCGCCGGGAAACTCAAGGAACGCTTGCCGACCGACGCTAAGATTGCCGAACTCGAAAACGCTCAGTTCCAAGACGGACGTCCTATTTCTGTTATGCCTACCGAGAATCACTCAGTTCATATTCGTGTTCACTTGGCCGACGCTCGCGGGATGCTTGACGCTACCGCCCAAGGCATCGCCAAGCCCGATATGGCTTTGGCTTATCTCTCTCTG